CAAAGCAACGATCTTGTCAGCACCATCAGGCCAAGCCTTTGCTACATCAATGTTGCCGCTAGAACCACCCGTAAAAGCATTGCCATCTAGCAAATCAGACCAATAAATAATGGTGTCATTAGTAGCATTGCCAGCAATAAACAGCCTGCCGAATGCAGCAAGCACCTCATTAGCCTTAAAAGTAGCGTTAGTAGCCCCGCCGTTGGCCACCGTAAATGTTCTTAGCCCGTTGCTGTTGTCGTGGACTAGCGGGTCATAGCCACGCTGAAAGAAATAAGCCTTATCGTTAAAGTTTACAATCTTCCAATCATTAGCCGTGATTGTGTATGAGCCGGGGGTGACATCTGTCAGCGTAGTCGTGCCACTCAATATCTTGTTGTTGCCAGTGCTAAATATGGTTTCGTTACCAGCACTGTCGTAAAACTCATGGATATTGTGGATATGATCCGTACCCAACGCCGTCTTATTGGTCGTAATAACGCTATTGCCCTGACGAGAGGCCAATCGACCCTGTCGATCAATAATTGCATTGTCTGCAATCTCAGCAAAAGACGTGTCCTGTGCTAGAGGAGAGTCTTCTGTGTTGATCCCTTGAAACGCAGGAGCAACCAAGTTAATGCTTTGTAGGGGCTGTGCCATAGTAGTTCCTAGGGAGTGTAAAAGATAGTTTCTTCGGGGTGCTTCTGTGCATCTAAATCAATAGCATCAGATAGGTACTTATCAGCCAAAGCAAAATACTCAGCAGTAGACGTACCTCCTGTTTCTCCACGCTCACGAGACAACAAAGCTACCGCCATGTGAATTACTGGTTGAGCAGGAACAGCAAGCGTGTCTGCGTCTGCACTCAAGTCTACGTTACGTAACACAACTTTAGCCTTCAAAGAGTAAACACCGTCAGGCTTAGGGTATATGTCAATTTGTGTGTCGCCGTTTCCGTCTACACCGGCATACGTAAAGTATTTAGGAGCACCTGACACGGGGTTATTTACAAAAAACTCGTTGTCAAACCACGCTTGCGTTTGGTACTGTAGCTCACAGTTTGACGTGTCGTTGATGATTCTAAATACTCTACCTTGATTACCGCTGCCTGTTAGTGAGTACGTGTAGTCGTCAGCAGCCGTAGTAATAGTAAGAGTGCTTCGTAGTGCAGACCAATCCCAAGCGTTTTCTACAAGTTTTTTAGCATCGTTTACAAAATCACCGACCATTTTGCTGTACGTGCTTTCAGACACGTTGGTTACTTCGTCTTCACGCAATCGCCTAAGCACGTTGTTGACTAAATTTAAATATGTCATGCCACTCTATTCCTGTTGCCTGTAAGCAGGCCTCCCATCAGATATTCTGTAATAGGAAACTCTTGCCTTTGTTGTAAAATTGGCGCAGCCGTAATTCCTATTTGTCTAATGTCAAACGGAGGAGAAGGATCGCCGCTAAGCATACCGCCGCCAAGACTCTCGCCGCCTCCGCCTCCACCACCTCCGCCACCGCTTTCAACGCTAGGCAATACAGTAGTGGGTGGTACAGTAGTTTCTATGCCTCCGCTAGATAAAGTATTAGTTACATTATTGTCGACGCTAGATAAGACAGCATTGTTGTTTACAATAGTATCTGAGGTATTAGCGTTGTTTATAGCATTAGTGGTTAAAGTAGTATTGTTGTTTACTATAGTATCAGAGGTATTACTAAAATCGTCAAAAGATGATCTTCCAGCGTTTACATTAGTGCTTGCAATGTTTGTTCCTGCACTTGCTGCAAGAGTATCTCCATAATTAAAGTCATCAAAAGATAACCTTCCGGCGTTTGGATCAGTAGTAGTAGTGTCAACCCCGCCTAAATCAGCAGTATTACCTACTACACTGTCTACTACGGCTGCAGCACCTGCGCCGCCTGTGGTGTTAGTTAAATCAGTAACAGTACCTAAAAGATTATTAAAGTTTTCTTCGCCAGTAGCAACCTTGCCTGCCGTAGTTAAAACATTAGAAATATCACTAACCACCGCACCGTCTAAAGTTTGAGTAGTGGTTTTTCCTCCACTACTAACAGTTGCGTTATTAGTGTTTGTGTCAACCAGAAGACCATCAAGCAAACCCTGCAGAATAGCGTCACCTATTGTTGTGTCAGCTCCCGGTAAAACAGTTTCTGATGATACAACAGTATCTGTGCCATTTAAATTGATAATGGCTATGTTTCCTTCGTTTGCGTTTGCTGCTGCTGTTGCTGCATTGTCTTGTATATTAGTTATATTAAGGGCGTCTGATATAACATCTCCTACGTTATCCCCATACACATTAAAATTGTTGACAGCACCCGTGGAGTACTGACCGGGGATACTAGATAAGGTTCCTACTATTTGTGAAGTTCCTCTTGGGTTGTCAGAAAAATTATATAGTTCTTGAAGAGGACCGTAAGCAACCATTTGTTTAATTTGATCTAGTGAAACTCCTGCGTCAAGATATTCTTCTACAGTAGCGCCATACGTGTTTTTAAATTCAACTGCTGCTGCTGCGTCTAGTAAGTCGCTTACGGTTGTTGCTAATTGGTCAGCACCGGGGATGTTTTCTTTGGCAAAATCAACGGCGTTTCCAAGGATTGTATTTTGTTGCGTTACTACACCACTTGTCCAACCCTCAACATTACCAGAAACTATGTCAGCAGGACTAACGCCTTCGCCAGCGGCTCCTGCTAAAATGTCTAAATCTGTATATCGGTTTCCTTCAGAATCAAAAAATACTTCGTTAGGTAAAAACGCACCACCGCCTAGTAAGTTGTTTATCCCTGTAGTGCTTACAGGCTCAATAAAGGGAAGCAACCCGCCTTCACCCACTAAACCGCCTAAGTCAGATTTTCCGACATTAGCATTAGTCAAAGCTGCTGCATACAATTCCTCTGCAGAAAGAGGAGGCGTTAATTCTGGTGTGAGAGCACGTTCAGCTTTAATTCTCTCCATTTCAGCTTCTATGGAATTGTTACTTGCGTCAGTCAGTAAATTTTTTCCAGCATTAATTCCAGCCCCGATCAATCCACTAACTACAGCACTTTGTAAGTCAAGTTCTCCTTCAGTAATAGTGTTGCTAACTAGATTGTTTGTAGCGCCTTGTACAAAACCACTAACAACGTTATCTGGAGCTAAACTCAAGCTGTCTGATAGCGTACCGCCGGGGTTTATGCCAGCCGTTACTCCACTAGCCAAGGCAGATAAAGGATCAACTTTTCCCGTAACAGCCAACTGCCCCGCTACATTAGATATTGCCCCAGCACCAGCCTTTCCTAATGCGGTTGATCCTAAAACCGGCGCTAACGCCGAACCAAGACCCGCTGTGGCCGCCGCAGTAGCCAAGCCTTTAATCACAGCGCCGGTGGTAGGCTTGGTGTAAACCGTAATTTCACCTGTGTTTAAATCAAAATTAATCGATCCGGTAGGAGTGCTTACACTACTGCCTGTAATACGTCCCGCTGGGTCTAAGCCAACAGACGCATACGCTTGGTTAAGTTGAGTTTGCAATGCCTCGTATTGTTGATTAGTGGCTACCATGTCCTGATATTCAGGGCTGGCCTCAGCCTCCGCTCTTGCCTCATCAGCAGTCATGGCAGGATTTTGATTAAGCAATACAGCAGTGCGTCGATCTAAAAGAGCATCAGGTGTGCTTCGATCTTGCATAACGCGGGCTTCATTGCCCTCAAACGCATTCATCTGCGCTTTAATCTCGTTTACTTCATTAACAAATGCAGACCACTGCGCTTCATTAACGCCTAGTGTTTGACTAGCGTCAACAAAGGTTTCAGAAGCATCAATCATGTCGCCAAACCTGCCGGTATCAGCAGTAGGAAATGCTGTTTCTGTTTCGCCGCCAACAGTCGTGTCATCAGCCGTTGTGTCATCAGCCGTTGTGTCAGCCAGCAAATCTGTTTCAGCTAGTTCATTTCCGGTCTGTAAAGCCTTAGCTTCTGGTGTTTTAGATAAAACCGTTTCAATAACCTCAATAGATGCTGGATTTGTATTTACAAAATACTCTCGCTCGTCCATTGTTGGGTCACGACCCATAGTGCTATTAAAAGCCTGAAACACAGCAGCTTCAGGTGAGTTAGCTATACCCTGCTCTATTTGGTCAATGCTTTGATTTGTTGCAAGCCATGCGTCAACGCCAGACTGCAAAGGGTCGCGTCCAAGATACTTGTTATACAGGGCGCTAATTTCGGCTTCGGTTGCCATATTACTTACCCTTCATCTTCATTAGCTTGTCAGCGCCACGTATGCCAAAGCTGGCTGTGACGGCAACAAACAACAAGTACTGGTAGTACTCAGGTAGTTTGTCTAGCTCAGTAAACGCAATGCCTACCCGTTGCATAATACTCAAATCATCCATAGCTACTCCGTAGCAAACCGCCAGTAAGGGCAGGGAAAGAACAACGGTGAACCATTCGTCTTTCCATGACCTCCCACTAGCTTCAGCCATGTGCTGTTCCCACGTAGCCGTGTTCTCAATGACTTTCATCTGAGCTACGTGCTTGGCCTGTGACTTCTCGTGTCGGTTAGCGAGCCAGTTCTGAGCCAAGTTTGCAATGGGTCCAACAAGGGCTGTCCACATAACTTACAAGCCCCTCATACGCTTTACAGTTTCAGTTTCCCAGATGCGTATACCTGTCCACACGATTGTAAACAAAGCCGCTACTGCGGGTAACAAGCCAGCCAAAGCGCCAACTCCAGTTGCTACAGAAATTGTATCTACCACTTCTTTCATTCCGTCATCTTCCATAGTTACGCGCCTTTGATAATTAAAGCTGTTCCGTATATAACACCAGATGCAAACACCGCTGCTAAAAATAGAGCAACTGCGTCAGCCAGCTTTTGTCTTTTCTTACGTTGTTGGTATACTGCTTTTTCCCTTCGTAAACGTATGTCCTTACGTAACTGCATCATCTCTACGTAAGTCTCTTTACCGTATGCCCAGACAATTAATTCACGTATGTGCTTTTCTTGCTCCTGCAGTTTCTTACGGGCTATAGTAGCGTTAAGAGCTTCTTCTTCTACTGATCCACCACCAAACAGCTTTTTAAATATAGGTGGGTTTTCTGCTTCTCTTTCTGCTTGTCTTATGTCTGATGCGTAACTAAACCACTTGCCCAACTGTTGAGCAACTTGTTCAATCTCAGCACCTTTGTTTACTAAAAGCTGTACGCCTCTGAACGACGAGGATGCTAGAGCTACAAGAGAAAGAGGGTCCATTCATTTAAGCACTAGGATCAACCCAATCGGAGTCTTGAACCCATTTGGGGTCAGCCGCTGGATCGTATGTGTATTTACGACACGCCCATAAGGAATTACCGTCACTATCTTCGGGCACATCAGTTACATTTTCATACAAAGTATCTGTAGACGAGTTTCTGTCTATTACCACAAGGTTGTGCGTTATTCCGTTTTCTGTGTATTCAATTTCTATAGAGTCTGAACCCATTGTAACTACTGCCGAATCGTCATAAAGATAGCAGGACAGTTTTGTTGAGTTTTGAACTATAGTTTTCATTGTTTAGCTCCTAGTAACTAATAACTTAGTAGACGCAACTGCTACGCCAGCAACAACAGAAGGGCTATCCGCAGACGTTCCAAGAGTGCCATCAGTCTGTAAGTAATAAAGTTGTCCGGGCGTCAAAGATGATTGGGCATCGTCTACCGATCCAACAGTCTGGCAGGTGGCTGTATTTCCGTCAGAGTAAGCCGCATCTGCTATTCCAACATAGTTTTCTGCTGTGACATTGGTTACAGCTTTTGTGTCATTTAAAGTAACATTTATTAGATTGTCGCTACCAGATCCACCCGCATAAAACGCACTCATTACTGGTTGATCTTCGTCAAAAAGAACAGCCGCCGCCCCACCGTTTATGTTGTCATCAATTTTTAACGCAGTAGTAAATGTAAGAGTTGTTCCACTAATTGTTGCGTATATAGCGTAGGTTTTTAATTGGGAGCCATCGTGTCCCCGATAGACAATGCAGTACGAGTCAGTAGTTGTGTTGTAGATTATTTGCTTTTCGTAAACGCCCCCTGTAATACTGTGAAAAACTTGCTCACCGCTAGCACTTAGTGTTCCGCTACTTGACGTAAGAACAATACACTTACCCTTGTTGCTGTCACCTCCATCTTGATAAGCAACAACGCCTTTATTAGCATCTGGGTCAAAACAAGCTGACGGTCTTTCTGTACTTCCAGAATGGTATGTAAGAATTGTACCCGTAGTAAACGACCTAGTTGAGCCTCCAGTAACATCTAAGGTACGAGCTTTGCCATGACTAGAACTGCTATAGTCTGTGTAAATTACAACAACTCTTTCATCATTGCTGTCGTAATAACCTCCGTATACACCTGTGCTGTTTGTGCTTATGGTTTGTTCAGAGCCAAATGTTATAGTTCTGTCAGCCG